GATGCTTTTGCTGGAAAGCGTTTAGTGCTTCAACTAAGGTCGAAGGCTGTTTAGTGGTCATTAGTAATTGTTTACTTAATATGTATATTACATGAATATCATGTTTACTGCAAGGCAGCTTGTAACAATGTATTAAATTGTTCTGGGGTCAACACCATTCTCCATTGTCCTCCTCTGAACCTAACCATACTGGCAACAAAGTCTACTCCTGCATTTTTTCTCTGTGTTTCTACTTCTCTAGGTTTAACAAGACAGGCTTGTGATTTATCTTTCCAATCCGCTACCTGTATTACACAGTTTGGTACACCATGAATATCTCCAACATCTCCTGGGATTCCTGCTGATAAATTACGTTGACATTCAAAACCAGTAACCTCAGTCAAAAGTTCTGCTGCTTCTCTTTCAGCTTTATCTCCTTTTCGCTTTTGTGGATTACTCATTTATATGTTCTTTGAAGCTCCTTAGTTAACTTTCTAGCATAGTAATTTCTATGAATCCAATCAATTTTATAACCAACATTAAAATGAGCCTTTTTGCAAACATCAATAAGATTATCCATTAAACGTCTATCAAACTTAAATCCTCTCATCCTTTTTCTTACTTTTTCTCCTTGTTTGAAGTTTATAGAGTTTGTAGACATCCAACCTGTTTTATCAGCAGTTTCATAAGTTTCCAAGCCATTATCTGTCAATATGATGCAAGTGTAACCTGCATGAGTTTTATTCCCTTTTTTACGCAATCTTCGTAAATACAAATTCATTATGTCTCCTGTCTCTTTGTTTTTAATGTGAATATATGGTTGAGTTCTTTTTCCTAAAAATATTATTTTATCAAAATATTCGTTTTTTCTTATATCTTGCAACTCTCCTAACTCTTTACCTTTTTGTATGTAATCAGGAAAAAAATATTCTTGAGTATTTTCATTGATTGGCGGAACAGTATATGGGTGTGTATAAGTATCTTCTGTTCCTTTGTCAATGAAACCAACAACTATGCCATATTTTTGTTGATTATGACCTACATAATAGATAATATTATCTCCTGTTTTTACTTGTTTATCTTGATTATGATTTAGATAAAAACTTGTATTCCAATCAGTTTTAGTTTCAAACACTATCTTTTTATTTTTGGTTAAAAATTCAAAATCTAATAAATTAGAGTTGTGATATTTTGATTTTGCATATATTGACGTTTTATACTTCTCTTTTATAGTTTCTGGTTTTCTATTGTGATTCCTTTTTAGTTCTTCTAATTGTCCTTCAATTTCAAGTAACTCTTCTTTTGTAAGTTCATGTCCACAGTTAGGACAAGTTTTCTGTGGTTTAAAAACATAATTGCATTTTTTACAAGTTTTAAATATTGGTTTAGCTTTGTTTTTTATTTTTTCTTCATCAAAATCTAATTCCCAGGTTCTTTCAACATCTACAAAATCATGTCTGTAAGTATTACCAACATGATCTAAAACTATTGCTGTCTTACCTTCTTCTGGTCTTAAAATTCTTCCTACTTGTTGAACATATAAAGCAAGAGAATTAGTTGGTCTTAAAAGAATAGCTCCTGTTACACAAGGCAAATCAGTTCCCTCGCTAATAATATCAATAGAAACAATGACACTTATTTCGTGATTTCTTAATTTATTGAGAACTTTATCTCTTTCATCTAATTTCATTTCTCCAGTTAGTAATTCTGCTTTAACATCTTCTTTAATAAACTTTTCATGTACTTTTTTTGCATGAGCAATATCTACACAAAAAGCGATTGCAGGTTTATCTAATAGATGTTTTTTATATTGTTCAACTGCATCTCCAATAATCATTGGTTGATCCATTACTTTTTTTAAATCTTTCTTTTGATAGTCTCCTCTTTTTATTCTGCAACCAGTTAAATCAGGTTGTTTAGCTCCTGCAAAAACTTTATGTTCACATAAATATCCTTTTGAAACTAATTCATTAGTTTGAACATCAGATATTAATACATTAAAAAATTTACCTAAAGGTTTGTTATCTAAACGTATTGGTGTAGCTGTTACTCCCACCTTAGTAGCATGTTTGTATCTTTTAACAATCTTTAACCATGTAGATGCTGCAATATGATGTGCCTCATCAAAAATAATTATGTCAGGTACAAATTTTTCTCTCTCAATATTTCTGTAAAGAGTATAAACAGAAGCAAGTTGTAAAGGTTGAGAATTATCTTTGGGAAATCCAGAAGCAATAATTCCATACTTAGAATCTATTAGGTCAAGTTTTTGACAGGATTGCTTAATAAGTTCCCTTTTATGAACAAGAATCATTACTTTCTTGCCTTTACTAACAAAGTCTTTTGCTAATTCTGAAAAGATAACTGTTTTTCCTGCACCAGTAGGTAGAACAAGTAAGGGAGATTTGTTTTGATTTTGGAGTTGAAGATGTAACTGCTCTAAGGCAGTTGTTTGGTATTCTCTTAGTTGCATTTTGTAAGATTGTTTACTTTTATTATATATCAGAAGTATATCATACTTCAAGCATTTCGATACGTTTTTTAAGGTTTTCAAACCTTACACAATATTCTTTATCTGTAATTTCTTGTGCAAACCATAAATCCGAGAGATGTCCTATCTCATTGTTTAATTTCACAATTAAATACTTTTTTCTTCGGTCAAGTTCTTTATAAAGACATTTCATTTTTTATTACCCCATTTTCTCATAACTTTATTTTTAAGTTGTTCTTTTTTCATTCTTGATATTTTAAAGAAAACATCATCAAGATCATCAATTATATTGTCAAATTCTGCATGATCTGACATCTCTAATGATCTTTGAAAGTTAACAATAGAAGCTCTGATAAGTTTTAGGTCATGTCCTGAGACATCAAGTATATATCTCATTTTTTATCCCTAATTCTTTTCCAGTTTTCATAACTTTCTTTATCAAGGATTGCACTAACTTCCTTATAAAGATTTTTATTTTTTTTAAACTTCATCGCTTCTTCTCCTAGTTCTGGTAATAAATGATAAACATACGAATGATGTGGTCCTGGATATGCTATTTCTTGATGTGCCATATATTGCCAAGCAGAAATTTTGCTTGGAAATCTTTGCTTATCATAGTTATGACGATCTACTATTTTTTGTATAGATTTTGCTTGCTCTTCACAATTTTTTTTCACTATTGTTGGTAATTCTTCTGTTGGTATTTTCATTAGTGTCCATAAATTAACAAATAATTCTTCATAACCAACCCCTTTATGTTTTCCAAAACTACTTTGATACCATTTGCAAGGTTCAAAATTATAATCTTCGACTATATATTTTATTTTTTTATATTTTGATGTTATTGATTTATATATTTTTTCATAGTTTTCTTCATCATCTATAAAAAAATATTTGTTATTAAAAAAAGTTACTCGATGCTCTTCTCCATTTGGTGTATAAAATTCAAATTCTATTCTTGGAGGTTCTGGAGGTCTTTTAAAATCAGGGTATTCACGAAAATCATCTTGTGAGATAAAGGGATTGTAACCTCGTTCGTGAAAAAACCATTCTTCAAATTCATCTCTAAAACAATCATTCCATTCAGTTTCATACCTTTTTTTAGTCATCTTTTAGTCCACTCCGAGATAAGTTTTCTTAGCTCCTCGATACGTTTCTGAGCAGCTTCTATTTTTTCTTGTTTAGTCAATTATTTGTCCTCTGTTTTTTTACTTTTCTTTCTTCCAAATCTTTAAATGGGTCTAGCTCTTTCCACTCTCCATCTATCCTTGCTTTTAATTTTCCTGGGTCATCTGGGTTAAACCATAATGCACCATCTGGAATATCATTTGTTGTTGCCTTGTTCCATACGTTAGGCAAATTGTTTTTTTTGTTTTTCATTTAAAACAACTCCTGTTTAGCTTCAAACTTTTCCCATGCTTCCTGCCATGCAGTAAGACATCTTTCTGTTGGTTGGTC